TAACAAATAAAACTATCGCTATTGGTAATAATACCGTTTCAGGTACTACTGCTCAGTTTAACTCTGCCCTTTCAGATGGTTCATTTGCTACATTGGCTGGAACAGAAACGTTAACAAACAAAACTATTAACGCTACTCAATTAGTTGATGGTTCAGTTACAAACGCTAAATTAGCAAATACAGGTATTACAATTTCAGATGGATCAAATTCAACTGCAACTGCTCTTGGTGGTACAATTACAATTCAAGGTACTACAAACGAAGTAGAAGTTTCTGAAAGTTCAGGAACGGTAACAGTTGGATTACCTAACAACGTAACAATCTCTGGTAACTTAACGGTATCTGGTGATACAACTACGGTTAACACTGCTACATTGGCAGTAGAAGATCCACTAATCAACCTTGCAACTGGAAACAATAGTTCAGACGCAGTTGATATTGGATTCTATGGATTGTACGATACATCTGGATCACAAGACTTATATGCTGGTTTATTCAGGGATGCTGGTGATGGTAAGTTTAAATTGTTTAAAGACAATCAGGCTGCACCAACAACAACGGTAAATACTAGTGGTACTGGTTATGCTGTTGCTACATTAGTTGCAAACCTAGAAGCAACAACTGCTACATTGGGTGGTTCTGATATTATCTCAACTGATAATACTAAAACTTTGACAAACAAAACAATTGTTGCTGGAAATAACACAATTTCTGGTATAACATCATCTCACTTTGCTAGTGCTGTAACATTAGTAATTAATGACTCAAGTGGATCTGCTGTTAAAACAATTGTTGGTTCTGCAAGTTAATAATCAATTAATCTAAACCGATTTTTAGACACACCATAATTGCGTCTTCGCAACGCCTAATAATCGTATAAATAGTAGAAAAGGATTAATATGGCCAACCCAGCAACGAGAGAACAATTAAAACAATACGCTTTACGAACACTAGGGAAACCTGTAATTGAAATCAACGTAGATGACGATCAGGCTGAAGATAGAATAGATGAAGCGTTACAATACTTTGCTCAATATCACTATGATGGCGTTGAGAGAACATACCTTAAATACGAAGTTACTCAAGCAGATGTAGATAGAATGAAATCACCTGATGGTGATTCGTCTTCAAGTATTACTAAAAATTCAGTTACAACTGCATGGAAAGAAGCAAATAACTTTATCGTTGTACCTGAAGCTGTACTAGCAGTTACAAGAATATTCCCATTATCAAATAGAGGTAATCAAAACTTATTTGATATTAGATACCAATTAAGATTAAATGACTTGTACGATTTTTCATCTACAAGTATTATACATTATGATATGGTATTAAGACATTTAGACTTTTTAGATCACATACTAGTAGGTGAAAAACCTGTTAGATTTAATCAATACAATAACAAATTATTTGTAGATATGGATTGGAAAAACGACATATCTGTAGGTGAGTATCTTGTTATTGAATGTTTTAGAAAATTAGATCCTGAAACAATGACAGATGTTTATAATGACATATATTTAAAAAGATATACTACAGCATTAATCAAAAGACAATGGGGTGCTAACTTATCTAAATTTAATGGTGTTGCAATGTTAGGTGGTGTTACACTTAACGGTCAACAAATATTTTCAGAAGCACAAGAAGACATAAGAAAATTAGAAGAAGAAATAAGGGGCACATACGAAACGCCTGTAACATACATGATAGGATAATGCCATGCCAGTTAATCATTATTTTCAAGGTGGCAATGGGATTGGTAATGAAGCAGAAAAAAGATTACACGAAGATTTAATCATAGAAGGTCTAAAGATATACGGCCTAGACAATTTCTACTTACCACGTTCATTAGTCAATAAAGATTTAGTTTTAGGAGAAGATACCCTATCTAAATTTGACCAATCTTACATGATTGAAATGTACATGGAAACTACTGAAGGTTTTGCTGGCGAACAAGAATTAGTATCTAAATTTGGTTTAGAAATTAGAGAAGATACAACATTTGTAATTGCAAAACGAAGATGGCAAAATCAAGTTGATAACAAAGCAACTATGATTGTTGAAGGTAGACCTAACGAAGGTGATTTAATTTATGTACCTTTAATGAATAGTTTTTTTGAGATACAATTTGTAGAAGATCAGGAACCATTCTTTCAATTAGGAAACTTACCTGTCTATAAAATGAGATGTACTAGATTTGAATATTCTAGTGAAAAACTTGATACAGGCAGACCAGAAATTGATGTTGCTGAAGATAGATTATCTATAGATCAATTACAACATCAATTAACTTTAGAAGATGGTGGTGGTATCTTATTAGAGGATTCAGACTTAACATTGAAAACTCATAACTTCTTATTGGCAGAAACACATGAAGCAATAAATCTTGCAACACAAACTAGAGATTATGCTGACAACGCCACTTACAATGCAGACGCTGGGTTTGATACTGCTACTACAGGTGATGATATATTAGACTTTACAGAAAGAAACCCTTTCGGAGAGGTTGACGCAACATAATGTTTGGAAGACAATTTTACCACGAGTCATTAAGAAAGATTGTTGTAGCATTTGGTACAATATTTAATAACATTGTCATTGTTAGACAAGATAGTGATGGCGGTACTATACAAAGATTAAAAGTACCTCTTGCATATTCGCCTAAAGAAAAGTTTTTAACAAGATTAGAACAACAACCTAATTTAGAACAAAGAGAAATGGCAATTTCATTACCTCGTATGGGTTTTGAAATTTCTGGTTTATCTTATGACTCATCTCGTAAATTACAACGAGTAGGCAAGTTTAAAAAAGTAAATACTGAAGACGCAGGTAAACAATATTATCAATATAATCCTGTGCCTTATAATATAAGTTTTAATTTATATTCATTTACAGCAACTGCTGAAGATGGTTTGTGTATCATAGAACAAATATTACCATATTTTCAACCAGACTATACGGTTACAATAAATGCAATACCAACTATGGGTATAAAAAGAGATGTACCTATAACTCTAAATAGTGTAGATTATCAGGATACATATGATGGTGCATTTACACAAAGACGAGCTGTAAACTATACATTAAACTTTACAGCAAAAACTTATCTATATGGTCCTATATATTCTGCTAAAGTTATTAAAGAAGCAACAGCAGATATATTTACTGATACAGCAACAGGATCAACAAGAGAAGAAAGAATTGTTGTTGTACCTAATCCAACTACAGCTGACGCTGATGATGATTTTGGATTTACAACAACTATAACTAATTTTGACGATTCGAAAACATATAACCAGACTACGGATAGTGATGAATAATTATGAGCATAGACGAAAAAATAAACGAAGCCCTTGGTATCTCTAACGACAAGCCTGTAACAAAGGCCGTTGTAAAAAAAGAATACACTCCACCTGTTCCTAGGATGGAAGATAAAGAAAAAGAAGACGTTGATAACGATTACAAATATAGTAGAGAAAACTATTATAATCTTATTGAACGAGGACAAGACGCCATACAAGGTATATTAGACATTGCAAATGAAAGTCAACACCCTAGAGCATATGAGGTTGCAGGTAACTTAATTAAACAAGTTGCTGATACGGTTGACAAATTACAAGACTTACAAGGTAAATTAAAAACATTAAAACATGTGCCAGATAAAGCAAGCACAAATATAAAACAGGCGTTGTTTGTAGGATCATCAGCAGAGTTACATAAAATGCTAAAGAACAAAAACAAAAATGTAACACCTGAAGAAGATAAAAACTTCAAAGATGGTTTTAATCCTGACGAAGTAAAATATGACTGAAGCATATCTAGGTAATCCTAATTTATATAAAGCAAATCTCCAACAAAGTTATACCGAAGAACAAGTAAGAGAGATTGCAAAGTGTATGGAAGATCCTATACACTTTATAAAAACATATACTAGAATTGTAAACATTGATGAAGGTCTAGTACCTTTTAATATGTACCCTTTTCAGGAGAAGATGGTTAATACATTCCATGATAATCGTTTTTCTATTTGTAAATTACCTAGGCAGTCTGGTAAGTCAACTACAATTATCGCATATCTATTACATCAAGTTATATTCAATGACAATATAAACGTTGCCATACTTGCAA